CATATGAAAGCAATCAAGCGTGTAGGATGTGCGACATCGGGAAGGATGGCAGGAGATGAACAAACAAGGGCGTACACTTACGTACGATGGCGTTACGGATACAATACAGGGATGGGCAAGAAGACTCAACATAAGTGACGTGACAATTAGACGACGGCTTGCATCAGGGTACTCAGACGAGAAAGCATTAACCGAGCCTATTCTACCAGTCAGGGGAGGCAGAACTAAAGTATATGAATACAATGGTGAGACCAAAACACTTAAAGCATGGGCAAAGCAATATAACATGTCAGAGTCCACATTGTTCAGACGATTAAAGCAAAAGGGATGGGACATGAAGACCGCACTTGAAACACCAACAGATGGTAGCAGCTATGGATGTGGATACGCTGATATGTATCGTGACGGAGAAGTTACCATAGATGACGTGATTGATATATTGAATAAATGAGCCAGTGGATGGTAAGTTACCGTAAAGATTCCCGAAATGGTCTAAGACATTTGTCGCTAGCAAATTGTTCCTTTTAAAGGGATTGATTTTGATTTTGATTTTCTTTTAAGCGAGCGAAAGAGTTTTAGACAAAGCCTATTCCACTTTTACGGGAAGACTTACCGTAACTAATCCCTAGAACACCCAATCGAGTGAAAACTTGGTTGGGTGTTTTTGCGTTCCCGAAACTTTCGTACAGAAATGATTGTGAACTGATAGAGTCTAGTCAGGTTTCTCGTGGAGGTGCATAATTAAGGTATGGTCTTTTTACATTTCCGCACAGTGTACGGTCTGCCGAAATGTGAGACGGTATGGAACAGGAGGTGAATGTAATGGAAGAAAAAGAACATCCCTGGAGAGGTAATCAGCACAACTTTAAACAGACGGATACACCCAAGGCAGCACAGGGCGACGCAGATAAGAACTTGACGAAGCTGCAAAAGGCGTTCGTGGAAGAATATCTACGTAACGACTTTAACGTTGCTGAAGCAGGGCGTAAGATATATACCAAGAGTCCCAAGAGTGCACATAAGTGGGCATGGGAAACGTTCCGTCTTCCTCATGTCAAGAAGGAAATCGAACGCAGGGTTCAAGAGAAACTACATGACCAAGGATTCAGCAAAGACAGTATTATACAAGAATGGCTACGCATGGCTAAGAGTGACATTGCAGACTTTATTGAATGGGACTTCAGACTTAATGAAGAGACTCATGCATATGAGCCTATAATCCATGTAAGGCGTTCAGAAGAGGTTGACACCAAGGTCATGAAGAGTGTTAAGGTAGGCAGGAACGGCAAGCTGGAATTCGAAATGTATGACAAACAACAGGCACTGAAGCAGCTAGGCGAGTTGATGGGCATATACCCTAAGACAAGCCAGGTTGAAGTAGTAGGCAAGGATGGAGGTGCTATCCAAATTGAAGACGTCCGTGCTAAACTCCTTGAGAGACTCAATAGCTTTAGCGGAGGGGCTGGCAAAGATGAATCCGCAGGAGAGAGCGATATTCCTGAACAGTCTGACTGATGATGAAGTACGGTTGCTGGAGAAAGACTGGTATGTGTGGGCTAGACCTGCACAACGGTTGCCTACAGTACAGTTCCGTATATGGCTCATACAGGCAGGGCGTGGATTTGGTAAGACTAGAACAGGTGCAGAGACAATAAGATTGTGGAAAGACCTGGGCTATCACCGATTCGCATTGGTAGGTATCACACCTGCTGATGCTCGTGATGTTATGATAGAGGGTGAGAGTGGCTTGCTAGTCGTATGTCCTGAATGGGACAAACCCGAATATCAAGCATCCAAAAGGCGTGTTGTTTGGAATGATGGAAGTGTCGCAATGGTGTTCTCTGGTGCAAATCCAGAGCAGTTACGTGGTCCACAGCATGAGAAAGCCTGGTGTGATGAGATATTCGCTTGGCAGTATCCACAAGAGACATGGGACATGCTAATGTTCGGCTTACGTCTGGGAGACAATCCACAGGCAGTCGTGACATCAACACCTAAGCCACTAGGACTGCTCAAATGGATGAGAGCACAGGCAACAACACATATAACACAAGGTTCTACGTATGATAACAAAGCAAACCTGGCTGCATCCTTCTTCTCAGAGATAGTATCCAAATATGAGGGTACAAGACTGGGTATGCAAGAACTGGATGCCAAGATACTCGACGATAACCCCAATGCCTTGTGGAGTCGTAAGCTGTTGGATGACAACAGAGTCAATAAGATGCCCAATCTTAAGCGTATAGTAGTGGCTGTTGACCCTGCTATCACAGCGAATGAGGGTTCATCCAATGAGACAGGCATCATAGTGGCAGGTCTAGGCAGCGACAATCATGGATATGTCTTTGCTGATAAGTCCATCATTGGCAAGCCTAACGACTGGGGCAACGCAGCCATAACCCAGTACAATGTCTGGAAAGCAGACAGAGTGGTTGCAGAAACCAATCAGGGCGGTGATATGGTTGAGTCCACCATCTTATCCATTGACCCAAAGGTAGCCTACAAAGGTGTCCACGCAAGCAAAGGCAAGTACACCAGAGCAGAGCCAGTTTCATCATTGTATGAGCAGGGCAAAGTTCACCATGTAGGTACGTTTGGCAACTTGGAAGACCAATTGTGTGAATGGGAGCAAGGCATGGATTCACCTGATAGGCTAGATGCATTGGTTTGGGCTATAACAGAGTTAATGTTGATCAATAGACCTACATCTATAGTAGCACCAGGTGGAACTACAGGAGAATCAAAGTGGAGATAAGGAGGTGTTCAGATTGAACAAGCGTCAAAGAATCAACAAGGCAAAGAAGGGTATGACTAACAACGGCAGTCCTGCAGCTAACAAGGCTATGGATGCAGAGTTATCAGGTAGGCTGTCACCTTCGTCCCCTACGATTCCAGGCAAGTCACCAGCAGCTATGGAGGGGTATGACTTCCAAGCAAACATGGGACAGAAGGGTTTCGGACAGGGTGTAACACAAGGGCAGGGCGGTAAAGGCTTAGATAACCAGCAAGCAAGCATGTATGACCCTAAGCCAAATGTCAGTCCCAGCACATCACCCGATAGGAGCAGTCTGACAGACAATCCAAGCCTGTCCAGTCGTCCTTCAGGTGATAATGCACAGTATGACGATGGCGTGTATGAGAAGAGTGTGTTTTATGAACATGGTGTCTCAGGCTTAACACGTTTCGGTGGCTTTGTCTATGAAGAGTGGATGAAGGAATTACAGGGCAGACGTGGAGCGTTGACTTACAGGGAGATGCGTGATAATGATGCAATCATTGGTGCGTTCTTGTATGCGATAGAGATGCTCATACGGCAGGTTAAGTGGAGAGTTGAGCCAGCAGGTGAAACGCCAGCAGATATTGAGGCTAAGGAGTTCTTGGAGTCGTGTATGGACGATATGTCAATGTCCTGGAATGACACAATATCAGAGATACTCAGTATGCTGCCATTTGGGTTCTGCTACATGGAACTGTGCTATAAGAAGCGAATTGGACCAGACGAGCCTACAGGCGACACACGTAGCAAGTTCTCTGATGGTAGAATAGGGTGGCGTAAGTGGGGAATCAGAGCACAAGAGACCCTGTGGCGTTGGAGATTTGACATGGATGGCAGTATCCTTGGTATGGAGCAAATTGCAGCACCAGACTACAAGCTGAGATATATCCCTATTGAGAAAGCACTGCTGTTCAGGACGAAGAGCAACAAGAACAACCCAGAAGGACGTTCGTTACTCAGGAATGTGTATCGTAGCTGGTACTTCAAAAAGAACATAGAGGAAATCGAGGCTATCGGAATAGAGCGTGACTTAGCAGGTCTACCAGTAATGTGGTTGCCAGCAGAAGTCATGGAGGGCGGTATGCCTGGAGCAACAGCCGAACAAGCAGCAGCCTACAATGCATATAAGAAGATAGTCACCAACATCAAGCGTGATGAGCAGGAAGGTGTCATGTTGCCTCTCGTATATGACGACAAGGGTAATAAGATGTATAACCTGGAATTGCTCACCAGTGGGGCAACTAGACGGCAGTTTGACACTAACCTCATCATCCAAAGGTATGAACAGCGTATAGCAATGACTGTTATGGCTGACTTCCTGATGTTGGGGCATGAAAAGACTGGTAGTTATGCGTTGTCTGTGAATAAGACGTCATTGTTCCAAACAGCATTGTCCACTGTATTACAGATTATAGCCGACGTGGTAAACACATATGCAATACCAAGACTCATGAAACTGAACACGTTTGACGGCTTAACAGACTATCCTAAGCTAATTCACGATGACATCGAGCGTGCCAACCTCACAGAACTAGGCACATTCATCAAGGATGTAGCTGCAGCTGGTGGTATAACACTGGGTGACATAGAAACTGAGAACTACCTACGTGAAGCAGCCAAGCTACCTAAGAAGAGCGACGAGTTTGTTGCACCATCAGTCACAGTTGATGACAATATGGGCTTACCCAATGAAGGTAGCAACGACTTGTTTGATGTAGACCCTGACATATTGGGCGGTGCAGACCCGAACGATATTGCCAAGGCACATAAGGAGGGCGTACACAAGATTCGTGACGTCGACAGGGAATTGTTTATTGCAGCCATCAGAGAACTACGTGATGCAGTCAAGAAGGGCAACGTCCAGTGAGTTGCTGGACTATAACGAAGGAGGATTGACCATGTTAACACAGAATACAGGTATCGTAATCATACAAAGCAATGCAGGCATGATGCCACATATCATGCTAGTGACGCCAGAACAGGCTGCAGCACTGGAGGAACAATACAAGAAGACATGGACAGTGACATACTTTGACCATGAACAAGACGAAGATGTTACTGAGAAACCCTACCGTATAGCGTTCGGCACGATAAACAGTGAATACAGACATTGTGACAACTGCCAGTCACTATGCTAAGTCAATAACAGGATGGAGGTGATGACCATGAAAATCATGATGGTTGAGACAAGGATAATGCCATTCGGCGTGTTCGCTGGAGGGCAAGTGTACGACACAGACACACATATAGACTTAACTGAGGGACAGGCAAAGACCTTTGTGCTGTGCGGTGCAGCAACCGAAGTGGCTTCACTTCCTTCAGGTGAGAAGCTGTCTATAAAGAAGAAGGTGATTAAGAATGAGCCACTTGCTAGCAATACTTGATGATTTCATATGTAAGGTTGAGCCAGAGTGGAAAGCAATGCACCGTGTAGCAGACAAACGCCTGAAGGCAGTCGCAGACATATATGAAAAGGCATTGCTCAGACTGCGTACCAGCATTGATGTCGATAAGCTGTCTGAAGAGTCCATTGCGATGATGGCAGACAAGATAGACTGGCTGATATTTGAGGCTGCATGCGATGAAGCTTACGACCTCCTAGGATTGATTTTAGTTGACGCAGGTACTGAGGCAGCAAAGTACCTGTCCAGCTCTCTTATGAGGCTTAAAACCAATTCTGTGAACAAGGCGAAGCCGATAGTGATGCCTGTCTTGGAAGGTGGCGAACAAGACATTCAACTCACTGGAATGTTCAACATTAGAAACCCAAGAGCAGCTGCATGGGCTGCCACTCATGTTGGTGAGAACATACGGCAGGTCAATGACTCTACAAGGAAGGGTGTGCAGGTCATAATCACTGATGCTTTACAGCACGGTGGACACCCATATGAGACAGCCAGACTCATAAGACAGCATATTGGACTCACTGAGAACCAGATGAAGGGCATCTTGAACTACCAATCCAAGCTTGATGAAGAAGGGCGACCACAAGCACAAGTAGACCGCATGATTGATGCACAGATAAGGCGTAAGATACGAGCAAGGTCAGTAATGATAGCACGTACAGAGACACAAGCAGCAGCCTGTGCAGGGCAGCAACTACATTGGGAAGACCAACTGTCTAAGGGCTACTTAAACAACCAAGACTTCCAGAAAGAGTGGATAGTCACCCCAGATGACAGGCTATGCCCCATATGTGCTGCTATGGATGGCAAGCGAACAGACATAGACGGCGTATTTGAGGGTGGTAACAAGACTCCACCGCTGCATGTATGCTGCAGATGTTCGATTGGCATCGTAGAACGTGAGGGACGTACATTGCAGGAATATGCAGGCACGGAGATAGGGCAGGATTGGACAAAGGTGGACAGACTTGCAGGCATCATACCACAACTGGCAACATTACCAGGTAAGGTTAAAGACTTAGTCAAGCCTAAGTCAAAAGTCCCAGATGAAGAGGTCAAGCCAGTTAAGCCAAAGAAACCAGACTTCAAGAAGATGACACCAGAGGAACGCATAGCCTACCATCATGCAGCTATTGACAAGATGACGGACAAAGAGATAGTCCAGAAGCCATGCAGAGACTACCTATCCAAGCATGGATACACTCCATGGTATGGACTCAATGATGTAGACATAGCTGATGCAAGGGCGTATGTCAAACAGTCCGTAATGCTGCAAGAGACATATCCTATGAAGAAGAAGCTGGTAAGCTTTGAACTTAAGGACTTTGGCGAGGATGAGAAAGGCACATATGCATGGTACAAGACTGGAACACACCAGATACAGCTTAACTTACATCACTATCAGAATCGTGAAAAGCTGTTGAAGGGGTACGCCAATGATGTCAAGAGTGGTTTCCACCCGACTGGCACAAATGCAGACTCCATTCTAACACATGAGTATGGACACGCTGTGCATTATGACATGAAGGCAGTGGCACAGAGTGGTATGCCGATGGATATGATGACAGCCATGTCAAACGACCAGGATATCACGTATCTGTTCAAGAAGAAGGGCAGCGACATCATGCGTGTGCTAGGTAAGTATGCTACCAAGAATGAGCGTGAGTTCTTCGCCGAGGGCTTTGCACAGATGCACCATGTAGGCAAAGACACGAACGACTATACCAAGTTCGTATACAGTATCGTAAAGGGAGGTAATTGATATGTCACAGGCTAGTCAAGACTGGATGGATGAATGGGTTATATTTGACCCAGGCAACTGGCATTTAAAGGACGGAGCACCTGAAGAAGTGGTGCTGGCATTTGAAAGGTACATGAAGGATTAGGAGGTGGACACGATGCCATATGCAAGCAATGCAGACTTGCCAAAAGCAGTCAAGAACACACTACCTGATGAAGCACAGACCATCTGGCGTAAGATTGCAGACAGTGCCATAGCTGAATACGGTGACGAGAAGCGAGCATTCGCCACGGCTTGGGCTGGTCTACGCAGGGCTGGTTGGAAGAATGAGTCAGGTAAGTGGAGCAAGGTTGAGAAGGAATCCCCCAGTGCCAGTTCTGTACACGTTAACAGACCTCTAGGGGAGAAGGATGACACGGACAATTCAGTTGGCAATGTGTCGATGGGGTGTGGCGTCAAGAAGGAGTTTGTATTCAAGATAGCCAAGGCTGATGATGAGAAACGCCTAGCATTTGGGTGGTCAGTAATCAGCCGTACCGCCGATGGCACTGAGGTGTGGGACTTACAGAATGACGCTATAGACCCAGAAGACCTTGAAGCCTTAGCATACAAGTATGTGCGGTTCTACAGAGACTCTGGTGAACTGCATAACGGTAGCAAGGGCAAAGGAGTCCTGATAGAGTCCGTTGTAACCACACTAGAGAAGCAGCAAATCTGGAGAGTCCCTTCAGGTGTCATGCCTGTAGGATGGTGGACTGGATTCTATGTCACTGATGATGACGTTTGGGAAAAAGTCAAGTCGGGTGAGTATGCAGCCTTCAGCATAGAAGGTACTGCAGTACGGGAAAAGGTAATATGAAATGATAATCGTTTCCTTGCGATAATTGGTGACAGGACGAGGGAACGGAAGGCACAATTCTCAGTGGACGCACTCATTTGCGTGAGTTGCTTGTGACTATCTCACGCAAATGTGCGATAATTAAACTAATTGTGATACACTCACGAAAGGAGGTGTAAAATCAATGGGACTGGATGGAAACAAGACTAAACTGAAAGACGCAGACATCAAGAAAGTGGACTTTGTCCCTGCTGGAGCACAACAGCACTCACGCATCTCACTATTTAAATCAGCCGAGGGTGAAGAACCAGATAACAAAGGTTTTATAGCTAAGATTGCCGATGTAATTGCAAAGGCAATGAGTGGATTCAAGGTTGTTCCAATGGACGACAATGAACCCGAAGAGCCTACAACCTTTGCTGAAG